TGTTAAAATCTTCCATTTTTTTGTTTCTCCCTAGTTAATTAATTTAAAAAGTGGGAATATCACGAATGACCCGAAGCTTTGGTTTCCTTATATAACTTGTAGATTAGCTACTAATTTGTACTAACAGTCAAGCCGAAGCCCATTATATAAGTAATTAACAATTTACCTCTAATCCCACTTTTCAAAAAACTATGTTGTCCAATCTGACAACACTATAACTTAATACTCTTTTAACTTATGTGCAAGAAAATAATTAAAAATATTTTAACTTTTTTTATTTAGCGAAAAGAATCCCTAGAAAATAATAGAGATTCTTTTGGTCGAGTATGCGAGGTAGAGGAAGTTTAAATTTGTTCTGTAAGTGTAATACTATAACTAAATAATAAAGGACTTTTCTGTGTAACTGTATAATCTTTGTTCATTCTAACAATAGCAAAGTTAGATGGTGAATTATCACTACTATCTATTTGTAGTACCATAGGCAGATGTCCACCCATAGTTTTGTGTACGACAGCACTATAAAAATCTTCTGAATTATTAATATTGTATAGGCTAGATGTTCCATCTGCTGCTACTGAATGATTATCTTGTGCAGTAAATCCGTTGCTATTCATCATCATATTTTGGGGCATAACTTTATCAGGTGCTAAAGAATCAAATGTCATCTTCCAAACCCTTCTTCCTGACCTTCTTTGAAAATTATCACCTTCTTCACCATCATTTAAGCCAAATGGTTCTGTTATCCAGTTGTTAGGTTTAGTCCAATTTGCTGATGATATTGTTTTCCCAGATATAGTAGATTTTTGTTTAATACCATATTCAAATTTAGTTGATGTGTTTATTTGTGTATTCATTGGAAATGTATATGACTTTCCCCAAGCTAAAGCACCTAAAGAAAAATTATCCCAATTTGAATTTACAGATTCTGATGTAAAATGTATTTGTAAATCATTAGCATCAGAAGGTGTTTCATCTATTTGTGCTAAACTCCACCCATCATATTCAGGTGTACTATCATAAGGACAATTAACTATATTAGAATAGTCTAATTCTCCAATATGTGTTTCATCTTTATATTGCCTTAATTTAAAGTGTTTACCACCATATATAGAGTGCATATTATGCCCTAACATCATAAAAAAATCAAAATCCCACAAACCACTATCAACAGGATTGTTATTATCATAGCTAGGCACTATTCTGTAATTAAATTTTTCAAAACTTACAACATCATCATTAAAAGTAACATAATTAGAAGGGTCAAGTTGAATTAATTTAATCATATCTTCTTCACTAATGCTTTGTTTGTTAGTATAATAACTATCTAATGCACCACTTGCATATTGAAATAATGGGTATGATACATATAGTTTTGGTGTTGTTGCTATTTGATAACTAGAATTAGCCATTATTTTTTCCTTATCTCTTTAATTGTTGTGTATTTATTTGTTTCTTTATCATACGTTGTTATTCTGTGTGTATATGGTCGTTTAGCATTGTTACCATCAAAACTTATATCTTCCCAATTTTTAGTTAAATATGCCCAATCTTGTGCAACACCATCTGTTGTACCAATTTTCTCTGATTTAGCTAATGTATTCCATAGTTCTAAATTTGACCTATTCACATATAAGTTTATTTTTCTACCACTTGCAGTAACTAGATATGCTTTTTTAATTACTGCTTGACCTCTATACTTAAACAAATCTGTTATTTCTTTATTATCGTTGTGTATTATAATTTTATTACTTAATAAATCGTGCTGTATTGTGCAACCAGTAGGTAACAAAGATTGTATATTCATTCTATTAAAATAATGTATTTCTATCATACTAAAACTATGATTAGTATCTACTGATACTTTATGCTGTTCTATATTTAAATTTCCGTTATATGTTTTATCTTTAAACAAATCCGTGTACTCCATCTGTACCTAAATAATGTAACTGGTATGCTTTAATTGAAACATCAGTAGTTCCAATGTTTGTTTCCATTATAATCCATAAAGGGTATATAGGTTGTGTGTTTTTATAATCTACTACACCATAATCTATATTAAATATTTTTTCATTATTAATAAGTGGTATATGTATAACATCACCTATTGTTAAATCCATATATTTTAATGGTAACTTCATATTAACTAAATTATGTGTATTGCATTGATTTAATAATTTGTAATCTACAAATTTATTAGCAGTTACTGTATCTGAATGATATTTTAAATTAATATCTTTATGTCCATCTGTATCTTGCAAATGATAATTATGTGTTTGATTAGTATAATAATCAGGTAGTAAACTATCATCATTTATTTCTTTATTAATGTTGAATGGATAATTTTTCTGACCATAATCATATCTATAAAACATCTTACAGCTTGTAATTACATCTTCTCTTTTTGTTTCAGAAAATTTATAAGACAATATATCATTAGTGTTTATAGTTTTATCAATATCATTTCTTGTATAAGAATTTTTAATATTAATTAATCCAAATTTACCATCATTTTTAAAACGTGGATATGATTGTGTTTCATTTAATATTTCTTCTATTAATTTTTTACCATCTATTTTTTTATGTACAGAAAAACCCATCTTCCAATCTGAATGTATTAATCTGCATTGCTCTATTGAAGGCATATCATAACTATTATAATCAGGTTCAATTTCATTGCCCAATGCTACACTTTCATCATACTTACCATAACCTAGTTCATTTGTTAATATGTTCATAACAACATCTGATGGTTTTACTATTTTACCATCAGTAGAAAAACTTTCTTCTAATTGTTCTATTGCTATTCCTTCTAATTCAGCAGAATATATGTTTATTACAGGTTCATATAAATCTTGCATAACAGCATCTAATTCAGAATTATCAGTATCTAAAGCACCTAAACCTAAAACATACTGATTACTGTCAGCCCATTCATTCATATTGTATTCATATCTAGGAAACCAATCACCTGTAACATTAAAACTTTCTTGATGTTCTATATAGTTATTTCTGTTAATTTCATCTTGATAATCTTCTAATAATGCTCTTGAAAATGCCTGTACTAAATCGTCCATATATATATAGAAATTATCTTTAAAATCACCAACTGTTTCTATGTTAAAATCATTCCAATTATATTGCTTATATTCAGCTATTTTATCAGTTATGTTTATTGTAGATGTTGCTCTATCATCTACCTGCATATATCCCAGTTGATTATCACTTAAATCCCAATCTGAAACACAATTAACAGTTGCTTGGTAATTGTGTGTGTGATAGCCTATGTCTTGTTGTAAAATATATTCAAAAGCATAAACAAAAAAACCTGCAATAAAATCTTCATTAGCAAATAAACAGTTTGTAAAATTTTGGTCGTATTGGTGCATATTATCTAAAGCATTTTGTATAGGAGGTGCTTTAAAATTAGTGTAACCTGCTGAAGATTGTCTAGCACCTAATTGGTCTAATATCTTAAATAATATTAAATAGTATTTAAAAACATACTTAAATAAACTATATGTTTTTAAAACAACAGGATAATTTGCATTTCCAAATTTTTGTGTGTGCAATGAAGAAAGTTCATTATTCCAACTTTCATTTTCTATAAAATTATTTATTCTAGTTTTGACTGTATAAATTGATGGAGTTGAAGTTGTACTAAAAGAAAAATTATTTAAATTCCAAGATAAATCAAAATCTTCTCTAATTAATCTTTTGTATGTCCATATTACGCATTGTTTTGTGCTATGTTGAATATTTACAGGTAATTGACCTGATATAAAATATGAATATGGTATATCTTCAGGTATAATTTCAATTTGTTGTTCGTAAATTGCAGGGTCAATTTGTTCAGTATATGTATGTTTTTTTCTACCACTTATTGAAGCATAAATTTCTTCTTGTGATAAATCATTTATCATTACATTATGCAATGTTGCAAAATTGTTTAATTCTAGTTTTGTAGTATAATCAGCATTTGACCAATTTTGTGGGAAATATTCATATACAGCTATTAAATTTTCTTCATCTGCATTATATGGAAGTTTTATATAACTTGGATCATAATAATCATCACTTGTTAAACCATATTTATATCCCTGTATTTTTCTTAAAAAATTAGCATTTGTATTAAAAGGATTTCCAATACCCCAATATGTTGAATTAGCTACCACAGAATAACCTTCTTGTGTAAATATTGGAGAATCTGCGTATGGATTGTTATTGTCTACCATATTAGGATTGTTGCTATCAATATCTTCATCATCTTTAACTAGCAACTTATTCATTTTTAAATTTGCACTATCATTAGAATCTATATTTTTTAGTATTTCTGCTGAAATTGGTGCAACAAACCAACCAACTCTGTCTGCATTAGCAGGTAATGTAAAAGTTCCTGATTGTGTTATTCTCCAATCACATAAAAGAAAAGTATTACCATTAATATATACATTTCTTGAAATATTATATAAATTATTACTTGCACCTTTTTCCATTTTAAATATTATCCACCTGCCTGAACCATCATCAGTAGTTGAATTGTATGTTTTGTAACCTGTGTCAAAGCTAACATTATGTGTTATTTCATCACCTTCTCTGTACCAAACTTTAGGATTGTTACCATTATCTGTTAATGATTCTTCATTGCTAAAATTTGCATTTGATGAATCAATAACTTCAATTTCATCTACTCCTAATATTGAACCATCAGAAGCAGCTGCACCAAGTGGCTGCCTAATATTCATTGCAGCAAACGACCAACTTTGTAAATCAGAATTATTTTGTATTTCTTGTGATAGTTCAGGAAATGCGTAATTTTGATTATCTGCATTAACTTGACTATAAACAATAAATCGTGAATAAGGATTATACTGATAATTTTCAATAAAACTATAATTACCACTTATTAAAGGACTAAACCAACCTAAACGTAATATTAAATAATCTTTATCAGACTTAACATACAACATATAATTTTCATAAGCATTTCCATATAAATCGTTTTTGTTCATATAAGGAACTTTAGATGTTTTATGCTTACCTAATGTTGAAAAAGTATCTAATAATACATTAAGTTTATTTGCTTCTTCCGAGTAATATGTTACAGTTGGTGCTTTATCTACTTTACCAAATGTCATAGGCACTACTACATCATTATCTTCTTTGTATTGTTCTGTTAAATTATTTTTTATAACATCAGGCAATCTATCTGCACTCATATATGGTACTTTTTTACCTGAAATCTTGATTTGTGTTTTATCTTCTGCTAATATATTTAAAGAATCTTTGTTAAACTCAACTCTACTAATTTCACCTTTATACACCATAGCACAATCATAATCACCTATATCAACAGTTGTATTTAATACATTAGTTGTTGGTGATTTATAAAATAAAAATAAGTTTTTATTAGTAATAGAATTGTTTATGTATTCAGATAA